ATCTTTAACATCTTTATCCAACAATGGGATTAAATCCTCCATTGGTTTTTTATTTCTACCTTTCCAATAGTGATTACTAAAATGTTCCCATTCTCCAGTGTCACCTAAATCTACATATATTGTAGGTTTTACTATTTCAATTACTTGACATACTATGTTTATTGCTTTTTCACAATGAAAAGGGAAATGTTTATCAGGAGTAACTACTGCTCTATCAACAATTCCTTTGTTTAATTTTGCCATTATATCCTTCCTTATTTCAAAAAACTATTTTTTCTTTTCTTCAGACTTATTTTCTTCTTCAATTAAAGCTTCTAAAGTTTCAATTGCTCCTATACTTTTTAGATAAATCTGATATGCTTGTTCTTTTTGCCTCTCATAGGCTTTCAACTTTTCTTTCAAAGTTTCCATATCGTTCCTTTATGTTAAATGATATTTTACAACCAATTGTGCTGTTATATCTCCAGTTCCACCTTCATTTTCAACGAATGCTACTAATACTCTTCCAGATAGCACAGTACCTTCATCAATAGTTAAAGTATCTGTTTTTATAGTGGATGCTGTAGCTGACATAGATGCTCCTATATGTGCAGTTAATCTTCCTGATGATAAATCTCCATAACTAGATGATGTATCAAGAACATAACTATAAATATGAAAATTTAAACTTTCGCTACTATCACAAGTTCCAATTACTCTTATTTTATCTATTTCTATATTATCTTCAACATACCAGTAGCAGGCAACACCTATAGATGAAGTTCCATCATCACTTAAATTTAGTGTTGTAGCTGGGTCTGCTCCATTGCCAAACATGCTTACATCTCCAATTAAATCTTCTCCTGAATCAGAAAATATCATATTATTACATACCATAGGATGATGGTACCCTTGTGTTGGGCTAAAGTCATATAGTCCAAATTCTTTATATAAAGTAGCTCCACCTGTTGTTTGTGTTTGTCCATCTGTTGTCCATGCTGTAGTATTATAACTCATATTTCTCCTATAATCTTGGTACTGATAAAGCTCTTACTCCACTTTTCTTTGATGGATATTGCTTCATCGTTTTTTCATACATTTTTCTAAAATAATCAGATTTTTGCAAATCACCTATATCTTCAAACATTCTTGCTTTAATATAACAAACAACAGATGCATGAAGGCCTGTATCTAGACTTATATCATTTTTTAAATCATCTGATTGGTCGTTTACATATTCAAATCTTGAATTATATGTTATTCTTAACCCACTTGTTACATCATCGCTTTGATAAGAATCATATTTTTCTCTTGTTCTTTCTCCAGATGATGCTGTTGTATCTTCACATACTATAGCAACCCTATTATCATCATTATACCATGCAAAATAATCATTTGGATATGTTCTTTTATTTGTTGCCATAATACTCCTAAGTTAAAGAATCTTCAGAAGATTCAGTATCTTCTCTTAATATTTTATGTGAATCTGCTAATTTTGGTATCATTACATATCTATCATTTGTATCTTTAATTTCAACTCTTTTTATACTAATAACTTTATCAGGCAATTCATACCATCTTTTATATCCTTCTAAATTTGATGTAGATGAGACAGTATAATTTCCTTTGCTTGTTGAAATATCATCCAATGCATCATTAATTAATTGAAACATATATTGTTCTGATTGTCTACCAAATATTTTTTCTATTTGTTCTATTATATTTTTTGCTGTCATTATTTAGCCCTTTCTTTTGCAGGCTGTGGCATTCCTTCTGATATTAGCATTTGAACACCTTTATCGTAATCTTGCTGTAATTTAGCTTGTTGAGCTTGATACCATTGATATTTTTGAGATTCTCTTTCCATTCTAATTTTTGCTTCTGAAACATAACCATTTGCTTCAGCTAAAGCTGCATTAACTTCTTTTACTCTCATATCTCCAATTGCAACCCATTCTGCTATATGAGCTTGAGCTCTATTTATTTCGCTTCCTGCAATAGCCAAAGCTCCTTGCACTAATTCTGTATCTTCTTCAGTATATAAATAAGTAGCTGCATCACCTGCTGCATTACCTGTAGGAGAATTTGCTCCATCATCAATTATTTTTTCAGCATTATCTAAAGCATCTTTAACTCTTTTTAATTGTGAGTTTGCAGCATCCCAAACAGCATCAGTTTCAAATTGAGAATCACTTGAAGCACTTGCAAATTTTGCTGCTGCAATTTTTGCTTGACCAACTGCATCTGTTATAGCATCAAATGCTGTACTATCAATAGACGAGACAGTGCTCATTTCATTCATTTTATTCTGCAACACTTTAACTGCTGCATATAATACAACTAAATATTCTGCTTCATTTGGGAAATTATCTATTGCAGACACATCGGAAGCTGTTATATTTGGATTAGCTATAATATAATAAATTCCAGAAGAAGAAGCAGGTAATATATTTATTTTATTTCCTTCAATATAATAAACAGGGTCTGTTGCTGAAGCATACTCTATACTTGATGAACTTGAAGCTTTATGTTTATCCAATGGTCTTATTTGTCTACATTCAACACTTCCTGCATATACACTTCCTAATTGTCCTGTAATCATTGTTTCTGCTTCTGAATTGGCTGCATTTGAAGTAAAGGTTTGTTTTGAAAAACAATATTGTTTTAAATGAGGAGGAAGAATATTCATAACTTCTCTTGTTCCATCATTCATCCATTGATTCATTTCAGAATTAGTTGCTGTTCCTGTTAATGCTTGTATTTGTGCATCAAAATTTGCCATTATCTTTTATTCCTATCTGCTATATCTTGGTCGATTGTTGTTTGACTAAATTCAACTTGTGTTTGTCCACTCCAGGTTTTTCTCATATTAATATGGTCTGATATATTGCCTGATGTTCCAAACAATCTTCCGCATTTACATAAAGGTGTAGCATTTCTTGCAAAATCTTTGCATTCTTTACAATTCTCGCAATAATATGTTCTAATTCCTTTCATATCTCTCCTGTAATTTAATATAATTAGTCTTCATTAACAAACGTGTCACTACTTGCTAAAGCTTGTGCTTCAGACTTTGTAAGTACACTAAAATTAGGATAAGACTTACTAGCTCCTAATGCTACAAGCTCTGATAGAACTCCTTCTTTCATAGACCATTCACCTTTGATAATACAATATGCTTTATCATGTGAATATCTTGGAGCTCCTACCTTACCTGCAAATATAATATCATTCCAAGTAGGAGATGATTTATAAGTAATATCCCCAGTATCTTCATCTACTGATTCTACTATTGGATATAGTGCTTTTAATTTGGTACCAACAGCACTATCATATGCACTGCTTGGTAGACAAAAATACATTTCATAATGTGCCATTATTTGTGACTCCTTTTACCTGCGTTATAAATTCTTGTTACTTCTGCTGCTGATAGATATTTACTATATACAAGAATATCATCTAGCTTTCCATTAAAATGATGGTCATCAAAGCTTGAGTAAGCAAACCAGCCAATATTAACATCTGCATCGAAAGTTAAAGATACACCTTCTTGGCTAGAATCCTCAACTCCTGAACCATCAACTGTGCCTGTGCTTGAAAAAGCACCGTTTATATACCATTTTATTTCAGCGCTTCTATCTACCGCACATACAACGTGTATCCATTTTTCTATATAATCAGACGAATCTAAGTTCTTTACATCAGCATCGTCATGTACTACATTTCCACTTTTTTTAGTAAATAAATGAAATTTAGGAGGATTACCATCATGTGCTCTAATATACCATCTATTATTAGCATCAATAAATTGACTAATTATCCATTGGCTATCCCAATCTTGAAACTTATAAGCCCAAAATGAAACAGAAAAATCAGACGTTCCTAAATCTATTCTTCCAGGAACATTAACTCTTTCTCCATTTCCAATACCATCTGCAATAGTATGTGTAGCTAAATTCAAACTATTAGTAGCTCTTTGTCTATTCATTAGAAATCCTTGAGAATCTCTTGAACCATCTACTCCTGCTGTAATTAACATTGTTTCTGTAACACCTGATGTAACATTAACATCATTACTACCTTTTCTATCTTTCCATTCAGCAAGACCATTATTTCTCCAATATGCTGTACAAGAAGCCCATAATGTAGTATCCTGTTCCACATCATAAGCCTTTCCATCATTATAAAGTGTATTTACTTGAGCTTGATTTAAAGTTGTATTTGCAAAATAAGATATTTCTGTCATACAGCCTAATGATTCATAACTGGGGGCACCAGAGTATCCTTCCATAAATCTATCTACAATTAATTGAGTATCAGGGTCAGACCCACTATAAGCCATAGTAGTGCTAGTAGTTTGAGCCTCTCCATTTATATAGGCAGTTATACTCGTATCAGCAATAGCAGTAACTACAATATGCACCCATTCTCCTTGAGGAATAACCTCATCTGATAAAGCATTATAAACACCATCTCCATCTCTGTAATAAAGTTTTCTATTAGAGGAATTATCAACTGCTAGATTCCTATTTGAAGTACTACCAATAATAAAATCATAATCATCTCCAGAGTCTTTATTAAAAAGCCAAAAAGAAAAAGACCATGCAGTAGCTAAAGTATCAATTGTTGTATCTAATGTAGCATCACTCCCTACTTGACCTGGAAACCAAGCCAATTGATTATAAGATTGTAATGCTGTTTGTGGTATATCAAGTTGTTGGTCTGCATCTGTCCAGCCTGTTGCTGTGCCTACTTCTTTAATAAATACATCATCTATCTGAAATGTATTTGTGCTTGTTGTATTATCATGAAACCATACAAGATAATAAGTACCAGTAGCGCTTCCCATAGTAAATGTTTGAGTATGCTCTGTTTTTGATGTTTCAGCTAAAGATGCTTGTGCATATCCAGTACCAGTTATATTTGCGCCACCTGTAGTACCAGTAGTATCAGCTATTTTAAATTTCATAGTATTAGCATTTACTTTATAATTAAAGAGTACTTTATATGTTCTTCCTCTAGTAAGAGTAAATCCAGCACTAGATAATCCAGCAGTTTCTCCAGCTGAACCCACTGTGAAGAGAGCATCCTTACTACCAGTTAAAGGGCTAGATGTATTATCAGCATCATAACTACTTCCACTACCGCTACCTCCTGCATATACTATTGATAGTGTTGATGTTTCACCAGCATCTTCAAAATCTACATCTTCTCCAGAACCTGATAATAATAAATTGTCACCATAAAATGCAGTTGTTGCATGATTTTTGTCGTTTACAGGTTTGAGAGATATATTGTCTATAGTATTCCCCATTGCAACATCACCTGTAAATAGTTTAATACTAGTAAAATCTTCGTAAGCTACAAAATATATAGTATTGCTACCCTCTACAGCATTAATTATATGGTCAGAATCATAATTTCCATCTAATCTAAGATACATTGTGGAAGCACCGCCTACAAAATCTGAAACATCACAAGTCCATTTATACATTACGCCATTCTTACCAGCATAATTTAAAGTATTTGATGACATATCATTTCCAGAATCTCCTCCGCCAGCATACATTACTAATTTTCCATCAACTACTTCTTGTGTAGCAGATTCTTTTACAGGTTTAGTCCAACCTGTTTCACCATTACTAAAATCTCCATTAATAATCATCTCATCACCTAATCCTGTATTTGAAGCATCAAGTATATATGATTGTTGTCCTCTATGTCCATCATTCATTGGATACCATGCTTTAAGATTAGAGTTTGTTAATAATGTACCACCTCTGTTTAAAGCTAATTGTTCTGGATTATTGTAATCATATAATACGTCATCTGCTGTCCATGCTCCTTGCCATAATTGTAAATCAGATAGCTTGCCATCCCAAAGTCTTGGAGAACTATCACTTCTTTTGCCAATATATCTAAATGCTAAATCTGCATTATCACTAGCTACGTCAATAACGCCACTATTACCATCTTGAACGCCATTTAAATAAAAAGTAACATTTACATCTCCATCAAAAACAACCACAGCTCTATACCAAACACCAGTCTTTACTACTTTATCTCCTGTTCTCCAAGCTGGAGTGCCTCCTCCTACTACATCCCATACACCTAGTTTTCCGCTAGAATGTACGCAAAAATAAGTAGAAGATATGCCAGAACCTTCACCTATTATAGCTGAAATACTAGAATAATCATTTATATTAATCCAACAAGCAACAGTCCATGCTCTATTTGCTTGAGTTGTTTCAGCACTATATTCAACTAAAGTTTGAAGTGCGCCTGTGTCTAAATAATCAGTAACCCCATCAAACTCTAATGCTCTACCTGAATATATTTGTCCGTGATTATTATTGCCAGAAGCATCTAATGCTCTGGCTCTTGTTGGTTTTTCTATTGTTTGTATAGTAGCAGCCATTATAATGTTTGTCCTGTATTACCTAATACCTCTTTAACTGAGACATTATCAATTATTAAACTTGTCACATCATTTCTTGCACCAATAACTAAATATGTACCATCTCCTGAGTGTTTATAGTAGAAGACATTCGTTCCAATATCAAGAGTGCGATATTGAGAATCTCCACCTCCTGAACCATTTCCATAATATATATCAGATTGTCCACTACCATTATCATACTGAACATTACTAGCACCTAATCTTATATAATTTATTCCATCATCAGTTGAATTAACAACTTGCACAATATCTAACTCTATTTTATATGTTGTTCCTACTACTAAATCTACTTGAGTTGTTACATGTCCATACTCACCAGTGTCATCAGTAGACGATATACTTAATTCTAACCCAGTATTAACTACTGAATAAGAGACAGTAGAATCATTTTGCTTAAACCACCCAGTAGTTCCGTTTGAAAAATCTCCATTTGTTACTTTTTCAGCTCCGAATGAAGATGTACTGCCTCCATGGTGATTATCTAATACAGTTCCATAGAGAGTTCCACTATGATAATTTTCATCATACCCAACATCTAAATTCCACCATGATACTAAATTTGTTTTTTCACTATCTGTTAAACCTGCATAGTTTTTATTCATAATAGATTTGATTTGTG